GTGTGGGTAAAGGAGTGAGCCAATGTCCAACGTCCACGAGTTCGAAGACGAAACTGGCGACGAGGCACCGAAGGACCCAGTGCGGGCACGGATGCGTCAACTCGAAAAAGAGTTGAAAGCAAAAGAGCAGGCACTAGCCGAAGCGGACGCCATCAGACGCGAAAACGCGTTCATGAAAGCGGGCATCCCGATGGATAACCCGATGGCGAAATACTTCGTGAAAGGGTACGACGGTGAAATCACCCCTGAGGCGATTAGGTCAGCGGCGGAAGAAGCCCAACTCATAGCGAAGGCTGCGGAGAACGCGCAAGCGAAATCCGAAGCCGATGCCTGGAACCGCATCACGCGGGCACAGCGCGCTGGTGAGACAAGCGAACCCGTCGTTGACTGGAACACCAAGTTGAACCAGGCTCGCAGCGAGCAAGAGGTCATGCAGATTTTGGCTCAAGCAAGACAAGAAGCAGAAAACCTCTAGCCCGCAGGACCCCGTCCTGTCGGGGGAAAGAAATAACAGGAAATGACCAAGACACAACAGAGCAGCCTGCTCACAGACCAGGTTGCATTTGACAGGATTGCGTACTTCGCACTCCGCTCCGAACTGCTGTTCGATGCGGTGGCGGACGTCATGCCCGTTGCCCAGGCGATGCCTGGTTCGAGCGTGAAGTTCACCATCTTCAACGACCTCACGGAGAAGACCAGCACCCTGACCGAGACTGACGACGTCACCCCAGTGGTGATGGGCGACAGCCAGGTCGAAGTGACGCTCGAAGAGTACGGCAACGCCGTGAACACGACCGCCAAGTTGCGCGGCACGTCGTTCCTCGACGTTGACGCTGCTGCGGCGAACGTCGTCGGCTACAACGCTGGTATCAGCATCGACGGCGTCATCCGTGACGTCCTCTCGGGCGGCTCCAACGTGGTCTACGGTGGCGGCGGAAGCACCACCCCGACTGCTCGCACCGAAATCGAAGCGAGCGACATCATCGAAGCGAACGACATCCGCAAGGTCGTCGCCGCTCTCCGCAAGGCAAACGCCGTGTCGTTCAACGGCATGTACATGGGTTACATTCACCCTGACGTGTCGTACGACCTCCGCAAGGAGACTGGTGTCGCCTCGTGGCGTGACCCGCACGTGTACAGCGACCCCGCTGGCATCTACAACGGCGAAGTCGGAGCCTTCGAAGGTGTGCGTTTCATCGAGACGCCGCGCGCGAAAATCTTCGAGAACGCCTCGAACGGTTCAGGCTCGACGGGCACGGTTGATGCGTACTGCACGCACATCTGCGGTCGTCAGGCTCTCGCCAAGGCGCACAGCATCGTGGACGGAAACGGCGCGTTCCCGCGCGTCGTTCGCGGTCCAGTGGTGGACGTGCTCCAGCGCTTCCAGCCTGTCGGCTGGTACTGGCTCGGCGGCTACGCACGATTCCGCGAGGCTTCACTGCGTCGCATCGAGTCGTCCTCGTCGCTCGGCGCAAACTGAACTAACTAGTTAGTTCAAACAGAATGGTAAGGGGGCGGGGTTTCCTCCCCTGCCCCGCCCCCTTGCTTCTGCTATCCTTTCGCGTGAGGTAACTGATGTCGATTTCAAACTACGCAGAGAACAAGTTGTTGGACACCCTCCGCAACCAGTCGTTCTCCGTCACGACCGCTTACGTGAAACTCCACACGGGAGACCCAGGCGAAGACGGCACGAACAATGCCGCAACCGAGACCACCCGCAAAGCGGTGTCATGGTCCGCCGCATCCTCAGGTTCGATGGCTTCGTCCGCCACCTTGGAATGGACGAACGTCGCCGCTACCGAGACGTACAGCCACTGGTCGCTGTGGGACAACTCGACCGCAGGCAACTGTTTGTGGAAGGGTGCGCTCTCGTCTTCTGCTGCCGTCACTGCTGGCGATACTTTTCAAATCACTTCGCTGACGCTCAGCCTCGATTGAGGTGAGGTAGCCGCATGGCTACTGGCGCCACCGACTTCACGTTCGGGTTCACCGACACCCCTGGATTCAGGGAGTTTGAGGAAGTCCCGAACTTTGCGTACCGCAAGGTCGTCTACTTTGCGTCCCCGTTCAAGACGACCCAAGGTTTCTATCGCGGGCTGGTCATCGTCGACCGCACAGCCTCCGCATCAGGCACAGGGTCAAGTGCAGCGTCAGGGTTGCATGTATCTCCACGCACAGCGTCAGCGTCAGGGACAGGTTCATCGTCGACCGTCACTGTGCTCACGGCGAAGCGCACGGCAATCGCCGCTGGCAGTGGTTCGTCGACCGCTGAGGGTGAGCGTGTAGTACCGAGGTCCGCCACTGCGAGTGGTCAAGGGAGCACTGCGGGTGACGCCGTCGGGTTGCACATCGCACCCCGTACCGCATCAGCATCGGGGGTCGGGTCGGGTACCGCGGAACGTGTCGTCGTTCGTTCTTACACCGCGTCCGCATCAGCCACAGGGTCTGGTACGGCGACGGGTGTGCGCATCGTCCTGCGCACCGCCACGGCGTCTGGGACGGGCACGTCGAGCGTGTCTGGTTCAGCGATACGGGCACGCACAGCCACCGCATCAGGCACAGGGACGTCTGCGACGGTCACCCTCCGTATTTGCCCCCGCACTGCCACCGCGGTGGGAACAGGGTCGGGTACCGCTGAGCGTCTGCGTACCGTGCTGCGCACGGCGACTGCCGCAGGCGCAGGCACCCAGGTTTGCGTCGGGGCGCGACGTGTCGACCGCAGCGCCACCGCGTCGGGCACGGGTTCATCGACAGCCACCCAGAACAAACTGTTCATCTTCCGCACCCCTTCCACCACGGAGATTGCGGCAGCGGACCGTTTCGATGACAGCATCGCGGGACGCCTCTTCCGCTACGCGCAACCCACCTTTACGGGACCGAACGTCTACAAGTTGGTCGACGGCACGTTCACCGAAGTCGAACAACGCGACTACGACCTGATACGAAAAATCTATTACGGCGGCACCAAGAACTTCGTGTCGGCAGAAGAGAAACAAGAACTCGTCGCCGCAGGGTATGGTGAGTACGTAACATGAGCATCTTCCGCCCGCCGACAGACGACTTCGTGGTCCTCGGCATCCCCCCGAAAGAGTTCGATTCCCAGGAGGTGCGGGTCGCCTACAACCTGTTCCGCCATTTCGAGCCTGAGCCGCGCGGCAGGAACGTGTTCAAGTTGACCGACGGTACGTTCACCGAGAACGAACCGAACGACAACACGACCATCGCCAAGGTGTACTGGGGCGGCACGGACAACGAGGTCACTGCCGCGGAGGTAGCCGAGTTGACAGCCGCAGGTTACGGCGCGTACATTTCATAGGGGATTATGAAGCACAGGGAGACGCATCCGAACCTCGACGTCGACGGCTGTTTCGCCTGCCGCATCTCGCACGTCCGCATGTCTGGTGCCGCGATGCCGACACGCCACAACGTCGCGCAACTCAACTCCAAGGAACGCGCACTCGACAAAGACCTGGACGCCTACAAACGGATACGTCAAACAGGTGGTCAACCTACGAAGATTGACGGGTCGGCGAAACTTGAAAAAATCGCCGACTGATGCGGCTCACCATCTACGTACCGACATACCGCCGCAGCGAACTGGACGCCTGCCTCGCATCCATCGTCCCGCAACTTACCGCCGAAACCGAACTCATCGTCAGCGACAACGACGGTTCGGCGGCGAACATCGTCGCCAAGTACCCTGCCGCCGTGTACACGCGCCGACGTTTCAACATCGAAGGCGACCCGAACGTGTTGCGCGGGCTTGCGTGCGGTACGGGCGAATACGTGTGGGTGTTCGGTGACGACGACACCATGCTCCCAGGCACCATCGAGACGCTGCTGCCGATGCTTGACGGCGTGGACCGCATCATCCACTGGTCGGCGAACGCACGCGAAACAGGTGCAGGGTTCGACGGCACGATGTCCGACTACATCACGAGCCTGCAGGACAAGTCAATACTTGTCGCCTCCACCTTGATTACGGCGAACGTGTGGCGTCGCGCCGCGATGAACGTGCCGCTCGGACTGGAAAAAGTGGACACGAAGTATCCGTTGTTTTGGGCTGGGCTCGCCTGCCGAACAGTCAAGGTGATGAACAAACCGACCATCACCGTCGGGCACGTGCATACCAACGTGTTCGACTTCTTCAACGAAGTGATTGATGACTACCTGATGGCACTTACCGCCCGCCACAACCTCCCAGCCATCCCGCTGCAAGACGGGTTGCGTTGGAACTTCGTGAACGTGTCCAAATGAACCATCAGTCGTGGCAGGGCTATCCGCATCCGCGGTACGGGTACGGGGCGATGTGGCACAACTTCGTCAAGCACGTGCCCGACGACATCACCTTGCACGAACATGCCGACGTGATGGTCAACATGTTGCAGCCGTACCAAATCAAAGGCTTCTACAAGGGGCAACACAGGACTTGTTTTACTATGTGGGAGTCGACCGAGTTGCATCCGCGCGGCGCGTTATGGCTCAAGTTCTACGACCAGATTCTCGTCCCGTGCGACCACAACGTCGAACTGTTTCTGCGCTACCACAAGAACGTCAAGAAGGTGCCGCTCGGCGTGGACCACAAAGTTTGGAAGGCGACCCCACGCCCAGAGAACACGCGGTTCAGGTTCCATGCTGGCGGCTCACAGTGGCTCCGCAAAGGGTTGGACATCGTGTTGGAGGCGTTCAAGCGGGCGAACCTCGACGCCGAACTCCACCTGAAACCGAACCCCGAAGCACACGGGGTGCCGCCGCTCGACTTGCCTGACAACGTGTTCATGCACCGACAATGGTTCACCGAAGAAGAAACAGTCAAGTTCTTCAACGACGCCGACTGCTACATCGCAGCCACCCGCGGCGAAGGATTCGGACTCATGCCCCTACAGGCGATGGCTATGGGCATACCGACAATCATCAACGCCTCCTCGGGGCAGGCGGAGTTCGCTGACTTGGCATCCATCGTCATTCCCCACGGGCAGTCCCCTTCCATTTACGGCGGCTTGTGGGACGAGTCCGACCCCGACGACCTCGCCGAAGCGATGCGCGCCTTGTTTTCAAGTCATGCGAACTACAAGAAAGAAGCCAAGCAGCGGGTCGCCAAGACGAAGGCATGGTCGTGGGACAAGGCTGCCCGCAAACTCGCCGACGCCCTGCCCGTCGGCGGGCTGTTGACCGACCCCGTCTGGGAGGACTCCATCCTCACGATGCCGATGCGCGTGAAACGGAAAGCCGTCGGCAGCATCAACGGACGGGATTTCACCTACCTGCCAGGGCAGGAGTATGTTGTGCCAGAGAACATCTATCAGGTACTGTTGGACGGAAACTACGTCATCGAGGAGCAACAATGAAGGGTCAAAAGAAAATCAAGAAAGTCATGGGCGAATACAAGCGCGGAACGTTGAAGTCTTCGTCTGGGGCGAAAGTAAAGTCACGCAAGCAGGCTGTCGCTATTGCGATGTCTGAGGCTGGCATGTCCAAGAAGGGGAAGCGTCGTGGCAAGTAAGAAGAAAGCGTTCTGGGACACGAAGAACCCGAAGAAGAAATCGAAGCCTTTGTCCGCTGGGCAGAAGAAGGCTGCGAAGGCACGCGCTTCGAAGGCGGGTCGCCCGTATCCGAATCTTGTCGACAATGCTTGGGCTGCACGCCAATGACCATCAAGTACAGGGGCATGACGTTCGCTGGTTACAACAAGCCGAAGCGGACTCCAGGGCATCCTGAGAAGTCCCATGCGGTGCTCGCCAAGTCGGGCAGCCAGGTGAAGTTGATTCGTTTCGGGCAGCAGGGCGTCTCGGGTTCGCCTGAGGGTTCCAAGCGCAACAAGGCGTTCAAGGCTCGGCACGCCAAGAACATCGCCAAGGGCAAGATGTCGGCTGCGTACTGGGCTGACCGCGTCAAGTGGTAGTCTGTCCGCGGAGGTAATCTATGAGCAAGTACAAGTCGAAGGCAGCCAAGATGCGCCACGAAAAGTCTGAGTCCAAAAAGGAACAGATGATGGAGTACGGCAAGATGAAGCGCGGCAAGAAAGGCAAGCGAAAGTAATGCCTCTCCCCAAGAACAAGAAGTCCTCGGTCAAGGGCGCACCCGCGAAAGAGTACCGTCCCGCACCGAAAGCGAAGAAAGGCAAGCGCACTCGCAAGAGTTCCGCGAAGGCGCAGGCTGGTTCGTTTCCTGGCTACGGAGGATACGTCTACTAGATGACTACGGTTGCGACTGTCCTCAACAGGGCGTCGCGTCAGATGTTGGCAGGGGTCGTTGAAGAACGCAACAAGTTGGCGTCGAGCCTCAATGATAGTGCGACGAGCGTCGTTCTGTCTTATGACCTTGGCGGCTTTCGTGCTGGTTCTGTATTCGAGATTGAATCAGAACTCTTTTACGTTTGGGAAGCCAACACCGCGTCGAAGACGCTCACCGTGGAACGAGGATACGGCGGAACGACCCCTGCGGCTCACTCAGCCGACGTACTTGTTACGCTCAATCCGCGCTTCCCGCGGGCGCAAATGTTCGACGCGGTCAACGCCGAACTAGACGACCTCTCCTCGACGATGAACGGATTGTTCCGTGTCGTCACCGTCGACCTCACCTACAACGGGTCGGACCGACAAATCAACATCACGTCTTCGGGCACCATCATCGAACTGTTGGACGCGCGCCTGCGCTACCTCGCCGACGACCATCCCGTGTTGAACGCGGTGCGTCTGCAGACGGGTTTGCCGACCGCCGATTTCGCGTCGGGGAACACGCTCGTGTTCGACGAACCCGTGATGGCTGGCACGGTCCGCGTGCGTTACAAGGCTCCGTTCACCCGCGCCACCTCCGAGTCGTCGGACCTCACCACGAACTGTTTCCTGCCGACCACGTGCGACGACATCGTCGAGACTGGCGTGATTCTGCGGATGATGAACGGTCGCGAAATCAAACGCAACTTCATCGAGTCGCAAGGCGACACGCGCCGCGCCGACGAAGTCCCGCCTGGTGCGACCCGTGACTCGATTACGAACCTTGCTCGTCTGCGCCGCGAACGCATCATCGCGGAAGCGGCACGGCTGAAGGCGCAGTACCCAATCAAGTTTAGGAAGTAGCCGATGGCTACTCTGACGAGTTTCAAGGCGGCGTTCAAGCCAGCGACCGCGTTCTACTCGGGGACGGGTTCTACCCAGTTGGTGCCCGACGTTTTCCCCGTCGCCATCAACGGTCGCCCGTACATGATTGACACGGCGGCGAACGCGTTCACCCGCCAGTACGACGCACGAGTCCGCGACTCGGTTGACCAGTCGACGGAACCAGGCGAGGGTGCCATCAACCCGCAGGGTTTGTGGCGACGTTCGCAGTCTTCGTGGCATTACGGCGCTGGGCAGGAATACTCGGATGCAGCCGACTCCGAAGCGTTCCGATTTCACACCTCCAAAGGTTTGAACGTCTGGGAGAAAGGCAGGCTCACCCTCCTGCCTGACGTGACGCAGGCTCGCGCTTCTGCGAACACCAACCTGCACATGGTCACGGCGAACTCGCGTGTCTACATCACCGACGGGCAGACCGTCGCCTACACCACGAACTTCACTTCCTTCACCACCGTCACCTCCACGAACGCGTCGAATCTCGTCGACATCACGAGCGACGGCTACAACGTGTTCTTCTCGTACGCCGACGGCAACATCGACCAAACCAACCCGTCCACTGGTGCGGCGTCCGATTACATCACGGGCATCACCGCAGGCAGGATGGATTACGTCAAGGGTCGCCTGATGGTCGCTGGTGCTGGCTCGGACAGCCACAAGATTTGGAACATCACCACCACCCCAGGCTCCTCGGCGAACAACCCTGGTGCCCTGTTCACGCACCCGAACACCGATTTCACGTGGGTCGGTTTCGCTGCTGGACAGAACCACATCTACTGCGCAGGCTACGCAGGCAACAAGACGCTGATTTACAAGACCGTCATCAAAGCCGACGGCACCGCCTTGGACATCCCGACGGTCGCAGGCGAACTCCCGTTGGGAGAAATAGCCCAAACCATCGACGCATACCTCGGTTACGTCGTCATCGGATTGGGTGACGGGTTCCGTGTCGCATCCTCCGACGACAACGGCAACCTCATCATCGGACCCAAAATCGAAACTGGCACCGCAGTCGAAGCGTTCGCAGGCGTCGGACAATACATCTACTTCGCGTGGAAGAACTTCGACTCCACCTCCACAGGCATCGGACGCATGGACCTCTCCGTGTTCATCTCACCGAACCAGCCCGCATACGCCTCCGACCTCATGGCAACTGGACAAGGGGGCATCACCGACATCCACGAATACCAGAACAAGCCAGTGTTCGCCGTCTCAGGACTCGGCTTCTACACCCAGCACTCCACCAACCTCGTCTCCTCTGGCTACCTCACCTCAGGCATCTACCGTTGGGGCGTACCCGACGCCAAGTTCGTACCGAAACTCGACCTCCGCTGCCTGCCCCTCGTCGGCTCAGTCACCATGTCCATCGCCTCCGACGACGGCGACTACTACGACTTCCCCACCTTCTCCACCGTCGGAGCAAAAGAGAAGACGTTCGACGGGCGCGAAGACAAAGTGTTCGAAGCCGAAATCAAACTCACCCTCACCCAAGCCACCGCAACCACGGGACCGACCATCACCCGTTGGATGGCACGCGCCTACGCCGCCCCGCTCCGCTCCCAAATCTTCTCCGTCCCCATCATCATGCACCACAAACTCAGCATCGGCGGGCGCGAATACTGGCAGGACGTCGACGTGGAGATGACCCTCCTCCGTGACCTGGTCGACAATCCCCGCGTCATCTCCTACCAAGAGAACCAGCAGACGTTCTCGGTCGTGGTGGAGAACGTCCAATGGCAGGCTCTCCGCGACTCCCCCGTCCACAACCGTTGGGACTGGGAAGGAACTGCTATCGTCGTCATGCGTAGTGTAAGATGAGGTCCCGATGGCAGCAGTAACACGCAGACAGTACAAGGGTGCAGCCGCACAGACGACGATTACCAACGCCCTCGGCGTTGGTGACACGTCCATCACCATCGCAGCCACGACTGGCTGGGGTGACGGCGCAACCCCGTACTACGTCGTCATCTCCCCAGGGACATCCTCGGAAGAGAAGTGTCTCGCCACCCGCTCAGGCTCAACCCTTACCCTGACCCGCGCACAGGATGACACGACCGCGCAGTCGCACTCCTCTGGCGCAACCATCTACCCCGTGTTCTCGGCGGATGACGCCGACGAAGCGAACTTCTTGGCGTCTCGTTACACGACGAAGGGTGACATCGTTGTTTTCAACGGCACTGATGTGGCTCGTCTTGGGGTGGGTACTAACGACTATGTGTTGACGGCTGCGTCTGGTGAGACGACTGGGCTAAAGTGGGCGCAGGCGCTTTCGTCGGGTGACACCGACCAAATCGTTATCGCAGTACAGGTCTTCAGTTAGGATAAGGACACATGGCAACATTCAGCAAAGTAAATCTCTCTGGTTCGACGGGTGGGCGTCTCATCAAGGTCGCTGCGACTGCGACGACTGGTACGACGATTCATGCGACAGGTACGTCGTCGAGCATCTTTGACGAGATTTGGTTGTATGCGGTGAACAGCGATACGACTGCCCGCAAATTGACCATCGAGTTTGGTGGCACGACTGCACCTGATGACTTGATTGAGTTGACGGTGGCTGCTGAGTCTGGTCTTGTTTTGGTGGTTCCTGGGTTGACGTTGGTTGGTACTGGGTCTGCTGCTCGTACGGTGACTGCGTTTGCTGCTACGGCGAACGTCATCTCTATCGGTGGTTACGTCAACCGCATTTCCTGAGGTAACGCATGACTTTGCGTTGGGGTCAACGGGAGCGTGTGGGGGAGTACACGGCTAACTGGTTGTCTGCGAACATCCCTGTTGAGTATCTGGTTGTTGCTGGTGGTGGCGGTGGTGCTGGTCCTGGTGGCGGTGGCGGCGGTGCTGGCGGTTATCGTTCTTCTGTCGGTGGCGAGAACTCTGGTGGCGGTGCGTCGGCAGAACATCAAAGTGCTGTAACTATCGGCACCTACACGGTGACTGTCGGTGCTGGTGGCGCTACCAGCACTTACATTGGCAATAGCGGTTCCAATTCCGTTTTTTCAGGTATCACGTCTACTGGAGGCGGTGGCGGTGGTGTTGATGGCGCAAACGCAACCGAAGAAACTGGTTTGACTGGTGGTTCTGGTGGTGGTGCAAGTGCCAATCCGACCAATGGCGGTGTCGCTGGTGCTGGTACCGCAAATCAAGGTTACGGCGGTGGTGCTGGTTCAACGGTAGGCACTGCGTTTGGCGCTGGCGGTGGCGGTGGTGCTGGTGCCGTCGGCGGAACTGGTTCCAATGTCGCTGGTGGTTCTGGCGGTAACGGTGTTTCTTCTTCAATAACTGGTTCATCTGTTACGCGAGGCGGTGGCGGTGGTGGTGGTGCCGCTACTACTGCTGCTGGTAGCGGTGGTTCTGGTGGTGGTGGTGCTGGTGCGGTGGGCGCTGGTGGTAGTGGTACTGCTGGTACAGCGAATACTGGCGGTGGTGGCGGTGGTGCTGGTGCTGGTGGTGCTGGTGGAATTGGCGCTGCTGGCGGTAAGGGTGTAGTCATCGTTCGTTACCGCACCGACATCGCCAAAGGCCGCAGCATCACAGGCGGAACTATTACGACGTCTGGAGATTGGACGATTCATACGTTCAATGACACGGGTAGTTTGGTGGTCGCATGAGCCGCGGAGGACAACGCACACGACCGTCGACACGGGTTGGGTCATGGCAAGGTGCTGGCTTGGCGAAGGTGTTGTATTTGGAATACCTTGTTGTTGCTGGTGGTGGCGGTGGAACGGCTAACAGTGGTGGTGGCGGTGGCGCAGGTGGTTTGCGCTCTACGACTACTGCGACTGGTGGTGGCGGCACAGTTGAACCAGTTCAAGCGATTGGTATTGGCACCTACACGGTAACGGTTGGTGGTGGTGGTAGTGCAGGAAATAATGGCTCCGATTCTTCATTTGCAAGCATTACATCTATTGGCGGTGGTGCAGGCAAACAGGGCGACTCCAATGGCAATTCTGGTGGTTCTGGCGGCGGTGGTGGCAACGGCGCAACAACTGGTGGTGCTGGTACAACAAATCAAGGTTTTGCTGGCGGTAATGGTCGTGTTGGTTCTGGCGGCGGTGGTTCAAATGACCCGTACGGCGCAGGTGGTGGTGGTGGTGCAGGAGCCGTTGGTGCAAACGCAACAAACTTGACTTCTGGCAATGGTGGCGCAGGAGTTTCTATTTCAATTACGGGAAGTGCGGTAACTTACGCTGGCGGTGGCGGCGGTGGTGCCGATGCTTTGCGTCGTTCTCCTTCGGGTGGTTCGGGTGGTTCTGGTGGTGGCGGTGCAGGTGGCGCAACTGGTGGTGCAGCAGGAACCGATGGCACTGCGAATACTGGTGGCGGCGGCGGTGGTGGTGCTAATAATACTTCTGGTGCTGGCGGTGCTGGCGGTAAAGGTGTAGTCATCGTTCGCTACATCACCACTGACGTCGCCGCACAAGGACTTGCCTCAGTCACGGGCGGAACCATCACGACCAGCGGCTCATACACCATCCACACCTTCAACGACACAGGCTCACTGGTAATCTCGTAAGGAGACTCTTATGGCGTACATGGCACAACTCGACAACAACAACACGGTCCTCCGCGTCCTATCCGTATCCAACAACGACTGCCCAGACCCCGCACCCGCGAACGAAGCACAGGGCGCAGCGTTCCTTGAATCACTCGGGCTTGGCACCAACTGGAAGCAAACTAGTTTCAACGCATCGTTTCGCAAAAACTATGCAGGCATCGGCTACACCTATGATGCTGCGCGTGATGCCTTTATCGCGCCCAAGCCATTCGCATCATGGGTGCTGAACGAAGACACGTGCAGATGGGAAGCCCCAGTCCCGTATCCAACCGACGGCAAACCGTATCGTTGGGATGAGGACACTGTGTCGTGGGTAGAAGACGAAGTTTCCGCTGGCTGATTTTTGCTCCAGCAGCACTACTCGCCGTAACTAGCCCTGCCGCAGCGCAGGACTACATCACCTGGACCTGCAACAACGGCACAACGACATGGCTCATGCAGCAGCCGTACGCCGACTATCAGGCAGGCTTGTATCCGCGTTGGGCTGACTGCCTCAACTGGCAGAACGGCACACCAGAAAACTACGTGTGGTCATACGGCGCATCCGTAACCACCACAACTAGCACCACGACTACGGTGCCTCCGACTACCACGACAGAGGCCACGACTACGACAGTTGAGGCGACGACCACTACTACCGTGCCGCCGACGACTACGACGGTCGAGGCAACCACGACATTGCCGCCGACTACGACGGTGCCACCAACGACGACGACTACCGAGCCGCCGACCACAACAACTCAGGCCACCACCACAACGACTACCACTACGACAACTTCAACCACGACGACGACTACGACTGTCTACGTACCGCCAGCAACCACCACCACCACCCAGGCGCCACCGCCTGAGACAACAACTACGACCGTCTACGTTCCCCCTGCGACAACGACGAGCAGCACGACGACGACGACGGAAGCGCCTCCCCCGACAACAACCGTTCCTGAGACAACAACGACCGAGCCACCGACGACACTCCCTCAGACGACGACGAGCAGCAGCACGACGATTCCTCGCACAACGGTTCCTCCGACAACAACCGCCCCAGAAACGACAACCACCCAAGCGTCAACAACAACACAACCCCAACCGCAACCCACCCAGCCAGAAACAAATGCACAACCACAGGTTACAACCGACGCTCAACCACAACAGATAATCGCCGCAGTCCAAGAACTTGACGCCACCCAAGCCGAAGAAGTATTCGCAGAACTAGACGTCACCGCCCTCGACGAGGAGCAGGAAGCCGCCCTCATTGAAGCGGTCCAGGCCGCACCCGAAGAAGTCCGCGAAGCGTTCGAGCAACAAGTCGACATCTTCAAGGAAGGCTTAGACGACTACGTGCCAGTCGGCTCCACAATCCCAGTCGGCCAACGCCGAACCATCGTCGCTATCGGCGCTGCGATTACCGCGGCGGGGGCTGCGACTAGGATGCGACGGTAATGAAAAAAGTATTCGCTTACCTCGCTGACCAAACGTGGACCCTCGCAGGCACGGGCCTTGTCCTTATCACTCTTTCGGGTCCTACCTTAAGACAGGCACTCTGGCTTACGGGCGTCGCCCTGGTGTTACACTCGGTATTAACGTTTACAGGGGGCAAGGATGAATGAAGTCATGTTGAAAGCCAACGCAACCGTCGCCAAGTTCCTCGACCTGGGGCAGCGCCTGTTCTCCCTGTTCCTCGCTAATGCCCTCCCAGCGGTGACGGGTGGCGCGGTTATCGGTGTGTCGGTCGCCAAGTCGGCGATGCTGGCTGGCTTTATGGCGTGTGTGCAGGTCATCCAGAAACTTGCCGCCGCCTCAACCGACGGCGAACTCACCAAGGAAGAAATCCAAGAAGCCTTCGGGAAAAAGTAATGCCCGACAAATACCCAGTAGTCAAGGTCCAACTATGTACCCACTTGAAAGGGGTCAAGCCAGGTGAACTCGCTCCCGAACTTCTTCGCGGCATTGAAGGCAAAGGCAAACTCCATCATTGTGCGGCTGACGCATACGAAGCAATGGACGCCGCAGCCAACGCCGAAGGAATCGACCTCGCCCCAACCAGCCAAGCCGACACGTACCGCTCCATCGAAACGCAAGAGTACGGCTTCTACCAAAGGTACACAGACAAGCCAGGGAAGAAACTCCTCAAGCAAACGCCGCGCATCTACAAAGGGAAAGTCTGGTACCTCAAGAAAGGGTTAGCGCCGATGGCCGTTCCAGGCACATCGAACCATAACCTCGGTATCGCTATCGACATCGCCCACGCCTCAGGCAAACGCTTGGATTGGCTGTTGAAGAACGCTCAAGACTTCGGATTCAGTTGGGAGGTTCAGAGCGAACCCTGGCACCTGCGCTATGTAGCGGGTGATACCACGCCTCTGCGCGTCAAGGAATGGCTCGCTAACAAGCCAACGGACGCGTAATGGACGGGGGCTGGGCGCTCGTCGTTGCTGCCGTCGTCACGGCAGTCGGCGGGATTATCGTCGCAGTCCTCCAGAAGTTCAGGGAAGAAAACCACAAGGACCACGCCTACGTACAGGGGCTGCTGGCCATGCTGTACAAGTCCCAGAACCGTATCGAAAGTAAGGTCGAGCGAGTTGACGAGCGGCTGTCCAATCACCTAGATTTCCATGCCTCGGAGGGGATGCTTGACAATGAGCGAACAGTTCACCAAGATGGAGTTGAAGAAACTCGCAACCTATCTGCGTAAGGTCTACCCAGGGGTGACCGACCAAGATGAGTTGTGGGAACTGATAGCCAAAGTAGAACAACTCTCAAAGGGGAAACATGCACGACCCGACCGCTGGCGCGGAGATTCTTCTTCGCGCTCATGAACTGATTACGCGAGACAGGCAGAACGCCTACTCGCACCCGCTTGAAGATTACTCGCGGACAGTTTCCATTTACAACGCTCTCAAGGGCGAGGACATGATGACCGCTGAGGACGGCATCTTGTTCATGGTGTGCGTGAAACTGTCGCGACTGATGAACGAACTCGACAACCATCTCGACATCCCCGACAACATCATCGACCTCGCAGGATACGTCGGCTGTCTACAGATGGTGCGCGAAGCATCAAGTCGTACGACAGCAGAACTCGCCCGCATGTTCAAAACTGGTGAGACGTACATCAAGTGAAGAACAGCGCCTGGGACATCAAGTCCAACACATTCAATTTTGCGGAGGATTTGAAGTACGGGCAGATGGGCGAGAAACGCATCCGCAAGATGCTCGAATCCCTCGTCGAAGGCTCATTCGAAGTAAAGGCAGACAGGTATCGCAACGGGAACATGGCGATAGAGATGCGCCAGAACCCTCGACGCTGCGGCAAATGGATACCATCAGGGCTGCAAGTAACCAAAGCACAGTGGTGGGTGTACATCTTCTCGATGGATGGCGGCTTCATCATCGTCGCCGTTGACCGCCTGAAGCGTTTCATTGAGGCGAACAAGGACACGTTGGAGTCCCGCGATTTCGCCCGCCGCTCAGACAACCCAGCGTGGGGCTACCTGTTGAAACCAGCAGACGTATGCGCTTTACTGTATGACCAGAGGTACGACGCATGACCCCCTGCCCATGGTCCCTTGTAGCAATCCACTGGATTGACGCGTTCGACTCCACCAACGGATGGATACAAACCCGTGACTATAAGCCGAAGCCACAGCATGTGGTGTCGGTCGGCTGGTTGTGGCCCGACATCCTCGAAGGTTACCTGTCGGTAACTTGCTCGTGGTGCCCCGAAGAAGAACCAGAGATGGACACCGTCGGCATGGTCACCCACATCCCAGTGGGCATGGTGCAGAAAGTAGTCGTTCTCGGCAACCCCGAATTGTGACTTGACTTTGTAGCACCCCTCCTGTACGGTGAAGTACAGAACATCACAACTCAGAGAAAGGCCCGTAATGATTACTCGAATCCCGAAGCCTGCGCACGGTTCGCAGGAATGGTTGAACGTCCGTTGGCGCAACGAGAACGGTGAAGCCCGCATCGCGGCATCCGCATGTGCGGCTGTCCACGGCGAGCACGCGTTCACCACCCCAGCAGACTTGGCTACCGAACTGCTGGCCGACAACCCGCCAGAGCCGAAGCCAGCGAACTCCGCCATGCTTCGCGGCACCACCCTCGAAGCCCCAATCCGTGAATGGGCAGGCACCATGCTGGGTCACCCCCTGACCGAGCCAGATGTCCTGTTCGCATACGACGAACCAGGCGTACGTCTCATCGCCACCATCGACTCCATGTCCGAAGACGGCAGGGTGTTTGAGCAGAAGACAACGAACCGTATCTGGCGTGGGCAACTCCCGAACTACTGGTACTGGCAGGGCGTACAACAGGCAATCTGCACAGGCGTCTCGGAGATTACGTGGGTCGTCTTCGACTCAACCCTTGACCTCCACTTCCATGTGCAGGGCGTGTCCAGTGACGAGAAGCAGAAGCACATTGAAGCGTGCCGACAGTTCCTCGCATCCATCGACATGGGCATGATGCCAGAGAACGCAGTCCTCGAATACCGCCACGTGCAAGCCCGCTTCCCTGAAGGCAAAGGCGGAGCACAGGCAGGCATTGAACTACCGCAGGATGCGCTCGCTCTCATCGAACGCTACGAACTCGCCAAGCAACAGAAGGCGCAGGCGGAGCAGATGGAAGATTTGGTGAAGGCACAACTCTGTGAGATGTTGGGTGATTCGGAGTACGGCCTGATGCAAGACCAGTTGCTCGTCACATGGAAGACGGCTAACCGTACGTCTTTCGATGCGAAGAAGTTCGAAGCGGAGCATCCTGCTCTCGCGGCGAAGTACAAGAAACAATCAACGTACCGCACATTCCGTGTGGTCGGAAAGGACAAATAGCAATGCGATTCAACCTAGACAACTACGAGACAGTGGAGACACGGCTGGCTAAGTTCTGGGCACAGTACCCGAACGGTCAAGTGTTCACCGCCATCCACCACTACGACGACAACAAGGTCGTGTTCCGTGCCGAAATCTACAAGGACATCACGGACCCACGCCCAGTTGCCACTGGCTACGCCGAAGAGGTGCGCGACTTGTCGCCCGTCAATAAGACATCTCACGTAGAAAACGCAGAGACCTCGGCAATCGGGAGGGCGCTCGCGAACTTCGTGTTCCAATCCAAGACTGCGCCACGCCCCTCACGTGAGGAGATGGTCAAGGTCGCAAGACAGGAACCAGCCAAGCCAGCGCCGAAGCCGACGGGTGACATGCTTGCCCGTTTCTCTGAGGCGTGCGCCAAGCAGGGGCTTGACCCTCAGCAGGTGGCAACCGAAGCAGGCGTTGACCTGTCGACGTTGACCGAGGCGGACATGCCGAAGTTGCGTGACAAGTTCAACCAACTGAAGCAGGCCCCGACATCGAAGGATGTTGCGGATGCTGATTCACTCATCGCACAAATCCGTGAAGCGTTCCCGACTGCACAACAGGTGGCGGACACCCCACAAATCAAAGACCCTGACGCACCCGCGAGCGGTCCGCAGATTGCCAAGATTCGTGCCATGCTCTCAGGCAAAGGCATCGCCTCGTACACCGACAAGATTGAGAAGGTGCGCGACCTGCTGAACAACCCAGACCTGAAGAAGTTGGAGCAGTTGACGAAGGGTGACGCGAACAAGGTCATCTTCATGATTGAGGAAATGAAGTGACCGATGAACGCAAAGGTGAATGTCAAGGCGACAAGGACAGATGTACCTTGGACAACTGCCCTCTGTTTGGCACTTTGGGAAGACCCGACCGACGTGGCGTACGCCGAGTTAGAGGGTGTTCGGATGCTGCCGCTCGCGGTCGTCGAAATCGGACTAAAGGGGATGCGAAGGCGCGTCGTGCCCGTAAAAAGTTGGGGTTGGGCGGTCACCTTACACGTCACGAAGAGAACTGGGGTGGTGCTTTTCGTACCGAAATCAAAGCCGGCTTACAGGTCGGTCCGATTGCTACCCGTTTCTATGCCGCTAAAGCCCAGTCTGATGCGGCGAAGGCGTTGGGCGACATTCGACCGTTCGTAATGGTAGCGATGCCTGACGGTACGACGAAGGGAATCATCTTGATGGACCTTGACGAGTTCAGTGAACTTGTTAGTCTGCTTGCGTGAGACTTTATTTCGGTCGAAGCCCTGAGGATGCGTTGGAGATTGACGCCCAGGTGCGTGACTTTGAGGCGGCTACCTGCGTGATTGGTATGGCTGCGCTTGTTGCTGCGGCTGGGCCTGACGGGTTTGATGAGGATGAGTTGGATGGTGTGATGGTTGGTGCGTCTCCGGCGGAGGTGACGAAGATGGTGTTGCAATCGTTGGGTCAGCTGGTAGAAAGGGCTTGGCCGTCGCACGACTGGTCGTGAACTAAACTAAAGGGGAACATAATGGATTGGCTTATCCGCCTGTTCGCAGGCTTGACGGCAACGTTCGCAGTAGTGGGATTCTGGGGGGTTTCCGAACCGACCCCTCCCACACCTACCCCCACCCCCA